CTCTTTCCCTACACGACGCTCTTCCGATCTACGATATCAAGACCGCTCGCGATGAGCGGAGTCAGTGACATGACGATGTCGCTGCCGAACTGGTCTCTGTATGTCATCATCCAGCCGACGTTGTTAGTCAGCCGAACTTCTTTATCTCCTATGTTGATGGTTTTTTCCATGAGCCTCCTCCTTATAGAAAAAATGGGACGGGACAAAAGCCCCGCCCCGTCTTCAATTAGGTCGTCGTCGGTGCCGGCGGATTTGTAAACAGCGTGCTGTATCCTGTCGCGGTCTGGTTATATGAGACCATTGATACACCAGAAGCATTGTCGCCAGCTACAGTGACGGAGATCGTCTCTGTAGCCGGTTCCTTGCTTTCTTCGATAGTGCTGTACTCGCGAGTAATGCCGCCGAGCGAGCAGTTATACATTATGACTCTGCGAGCCTCCTGATCGCCTTCGACCTGAAATGCAATATAAACATTCGGCTTGATCGCGTTCTTTACGACACCCAGACCGCCGTCAGCCTTTGTGATGTAGCCGAGGAACTGTGTCTTGAAAGTGTCATCAAACTTAGCGACCTCGAGATCTCCCTCGAATGTTCCGCCGTTGTATCCGCTCCAGTAAACGACATTGTCTGCATAGAACTTAGTGTTCTCGCTCTGCTCCTCAGGAGAGAAGCTGACCGCACCCGCCTGATGGTATGGAGTGCCCATAGTTACGGTGCCTGTCGTGCCTACTGAATACGTACCGACGTAAAGATTCGAGATACCGAATTCGACTTTGTTTTTAGCCATTTGTCGTTCTCCTTAAACGTAGTAGTAGATGAGGAAGACGCCCTGATCTTCGAGATAGAGGTCTTCACTTTTGTCATAGTTAAAGCCAGCGGTGAGGAGTGCGTCCTCTATGCTGGCTTCGTTCTGTTCGTTTTTCGCTGTGAAGTAATACTCGACCTGATAGCGGTTATTCCGCCAGTAGTGCGTGTTGTCCGCGTTCAGATTATCCTGCCCGTTGCCGATATACACGATATACGGCGGAGACTGTTTTGTCTTGAAATGCGAATAAGCGCACGGCAGGCCCGTGCTTTGTAATGTCTGATAAATGCTCATTGAAGTTTCCTCCGAATTTCGGACTCGAACTCGTTTATGCCCCACTGTTCTGCATCTGCGATTTTATGGTCTCCGTTAACACGACCGAAATAGCCTTTTTTGTTAACGATTGCGTGACCATATTCGAGTAAATGCGTGAGTCCTGGCATCGTTGCGTTGTATGCGGTATAGCTCTTGTCACCCGTTTTTTTTGAACGCCATCCTTTTGCATATTCGCCCGTTTTGCGAGCGGCTGTGTCTTTGATTTTCGAAGCGGTTTTTTTAGCCGCCGAAGCAGCACAATCACCCGAAACGTCATCAACTCTGTCAACATACTCGTCAAGGATGTCTTTCATCTGATCGTAAACGGAAACGCTACCCATTATGAACACGCTCCTGACACACAAGGCTGATAGAGTCGCGCTGCGCAGTCCAGTCCGCGCGAATGATGTCGTACAGCTTGCCCTCCCATTCGATGACCTTTTCGCCGTTATAGTCGGCGCGATTCGTCAGCTCGAAAGTGATGGACGGGTGAAGACCTATCTGAGCCGCATTGTAGAACTCAGCATTATAGACCGAGCGAGGCTGGACGAATACAGTCGTCTCGATGTCGCCCTGAATCTCGTTGCCATACTCGTCATAAATCAGCGTTCCGTATGCCTTCAATGTAGCTACGCTGTCATACATCACACATCACCCCAATCCGTGTAACCTGTCGCGGTCACGAGCTGTGCCTTCTGCTCGTCGTAGGACCTCTTGAGCCTGTCGGCGTCCTCCGGCAAGCCGAAGTGCATCTTGCAATATGTGATTATTGCGGTCGTGACGAGCGCGTCGATTTCGGCGGGCACTATTACACCCGCGACACCGAGGTCAAGCTGGGCCGAAGCGATGAGGCTGGTGAGCTCATCGTCGAGCGCGGTCGTGGTTATTCTCAAAGCCTTCCTGACTTTTTCAAGCATTTTGTATTACCTCACAACATGAGCGGGGCTATTCACCCCGCTCCGCTTTAGCTTTTAGAGTTAACTGATAATTGTCGAAAAATTCTCTCGTGATGATCGTGTGACCAACATGGCCGAGTCCGATGGACGGGTCTGCGAGTATCTTGTACCCGCACTGTCTGGCACGCCAGCAGAATGCGATATCCTCGCCGCAGTTGGCGATAGGCGTAAACATCAGACCGAACTTCGCGAATACCGCAACGAATATCTCGGTCTTCATGAGCACGCATCCGAAGCCGCACGCACCGACCTCAAATGGTTCGGACGGTATCTCATCGAACTCCGTCCATTCGAAGGCTGTGCCTTCTTCGTTCAGGTCCATCTTGTCGAACAACACCGCCGAGAACGGCTGTGTGCGTCTGTAGTAGATGCCCGTTACCATATCGGCACCGTTGTCGATGTGCTTGAGCATCCTCTGAAGCGTGTCGGGGTTGAATACCATGTCCGAGTCGAACCACATCACAAGGTCGGCTTCATCGAGCAAAGCCTTCTTTGCGATCTGGTCGCGGCTGGTGTAAATCAAAGAGCCGAGATTGAACCATATCGATATCTTGGTGTCCTCGATTCCGTATGACGTTAATGTTGCCAGCGAATGCGCGAACTGTGCCGGGAGCTGGTCCATGCACGGCACCGCGATAAGAATCTTTCTCATATCAGTCACCTCCTAATTTGCTGATACTCGAATTACTTCGTGATCTTAACGAACGCGTCTGGAGCAACTACGGCGAGAGCGACGTACTCACGTCCGAGCACTTCGATAAGGTCTTCTTTCTTTCTGCTGAGTTCGTCGAACTTGAAGTCGATGCCATCACCGTTCGGGAAGTTAGCGAGTGCGCCATGTCCGAGGTCTCCAACGATTGCATAAGTCTCGCCTGTTGTTGCAGCTGCGGACGACTTGACGGTGTTGTTGAAGATAACAGGCAGTCCTTCGAACGGGTCGACAGGGAAGCTGCCGGCATATTCAACAGCCTTGAATGCGCCCCATGTAGCCTTGTTCATGATGACTACAGGATTAGCAGCCTCGTCGCTCAGCATAGCCATAGCAGCGGCTACTGTTCCGAGTGCCGGGCTTGCTGCCTTGAGTTTAGGAACTCCCGGGCAAGTTGTAGTCGAAACTGTTCCGCACGCCTCGATCTTTACGATGAGCGTGTCAGCTGCCTTCTTAGCGATCCTGTATGTCAGTTCATCATAGATGTATCTCAGGAACTCCTCGCCTCTGAGGTCATAAACCTCGTCGGAGATGGAGATCCACTTCTTGATGCTCTGTGGTACGAGTTCTACGATTCCGAGAACGAGGTTCTCCTCGCTAACGGCTGCGCCGCCTTCAGCGTGGATAGCGGCAGCATCACCGCTGATCTCGAACTGAACCTTCAGGTTGCCCTTCAGGTAGCTCTTGCGGACGAGAGACATGATGCCTTCTCTTTCCCATGCGGTTTTTACGATGTCGTAAACGAACTCAGGAACTGCTACAGTACCGGTGCCATTCGGAGTTGTGTCGTTCTCGGATGTGAGCTTTCTGCACTCCATGTCGTTTCCGTTCTTGATGTACTCAGCGTATGCGTTGATGTACTCAGGTGTATTTCTCATTTCCATTGTGTTGAGTTTCCTTTCCTCTTTAACTTCTTCGATGACATCGCCCTGTCCCTTGATGACAGCAGCCATGTCTGCTTTTCTCTGCTCGACTTCGAGCCTGATCTGCGCCTTGCGTTCCTCGATTGCTTCCAGTTCTGCCTGAATGGCGTCCATCGCCTCGTTGTTCTCGGCGATCTCGATCTCGGAAGCAAGCTCTGCGGAACGAGCCTCGATCTGCTCAGTGTTCATGAGCATGATTTCTTCTTTTGTCATTACTGACCTCCATTGAGTTTTGCTTTCGCCAATAGCTTGCGACGCCTCAGTTCCAGTTTTTCAGCTTCGAGTCGCTCCGCTCGAATCCGCTCGATCTCTCCGTCGGTCAGACTTCTGACGCTTATCGATGTAGCGTCATTGGCTGGCAATGAAACAGCAGAAACGTCATACAACTTGCGAACCGATGTGATCGTTCTCACAGTCAGCGATTTCCCGTCCTCGTCCTTTGTGTCGAGGATGTCCTCGCCGTCGACCGTGAATCCGAAGCTCATCTTGTTCGTATAGCCTCCGCGGATCTCTTCGAAAAGCTGGCGTCCCAGCTCGGTACCACCGAGATCCGCTTCTATCAGTAAGCCCTTTTCATCAGGCGTCACTGTCAGTGTGTTGTTGGACATTCTTGCGAATACCCTTCCTTCATGGTCGTACTGTAGTATCACGTCCGACATATCTGTGTTGTCGAACGCTCTTGAATCCACGACCTCGTTAAAACGCCAGTCATCGTTCTCGTACAGTGTGTACGGCTCGTTGAATGTACTGGCGTATCCTCTGACGATTTTTCTCTCTTCCTGTTCGACCTCTGCGTCTTCAGCGGTACGGACCTCTATCGTCATATCCCTGTATTCTCTATCCTTCTTGACTGCCATCGTTCATATCCTCCGTCGGTGTCAGCTTTTCATCCGCTGAATAATACTCGCCCCTGATAACACGCTGGTCTCCGTTTTCGACCGGCGGGAGGTTCCATATCTCGCGGACATCGTTGATAGTAAAAATGCCCCGGTCAAGCAGCTGACTCGAGACATTCAATTTATCGTTGTTGCTCATATACTGAAGCCGGTTAGCCGTCAGCATCAGCTGCGAGCCTTGTGCCCTCTCCCGTTCAGAGAAAAGAGCCTTTGTGGTCGCCTCGCTGAACTGGATCGCGAACGGCTCGATCGCGCCCTCATAGAAGGCCGACCAGCTGTCGCCATACGCCTTATTCTGAAGCACGTCCTCGTTCACCCCGTAATAGTTGTAAACGTTCTCGCGGATAGCCTTCATCTGCTCTGGGTCCACCGTGTACGGCTTCACATCTATCTGCTTGATGTCCTTGTAGCTGTTCGGGAACAGGAGGAAGCCGCCCGCCTCGGAATCAGTTGCGAGATTCTCGCGTGTGAAACGTTTGCGCTCGAGCGCGAGATCCTCGGGCTTCGCGAAGTTCGCAAGCTGAGCCATGAAGCGGAAGGTCGATGTATTCTTGACCGCCTCCTCGATGCCCTGATTCTGAATATGTATCAGCTTCATGGTGTCATCGATAGCTGTGTTCGGGTCGCCGAAGAAGTCGCTCTTGTACTGATGCCGTGTCAGGACCGCGCACTTGCGGAACTCGACCGCGCCTATCTCGCCATGTGCGAACTGATACCGAAGCCACAGCTCGTCGTTGTATTCAAGCAGTGAACAGCGGTGAGGCAGAACAGGATACAGCCCGGTGATGATCATCCGCTCATCGAACACAGGAACGATAAACGCCGTGTTATTTATATCGAGTATGGTGCTGACCCTGTAAAGAAACTGGCTCCACGTCTGCCACTGGTTCGGTCCCTGCCTCAGCTTCGACTGAAGCGAAGGATTCGCCGAGCCTATCAGCTCGACCTTCAGCTTCGATATGTGCCTCGCCCTCGCGTCTATCGCCGCGCGCACGATCTCGCTCTCGTATATAGCGCCGCCCCAGCTTGTGAACGCCGGACGGTATGCCGTAAGAGTGCGGAAGATTGTATACGCGTCTTTCAGCGCGTCCTGTGATTTCTTCGCCTCGTCGGGCCTGAATATCCAATCGAATAGCGACATTTAATTACTCCTATTCATTCCTGAGTTGTATTCCTATTTCCGCCGACCATTTCTGGCGGACGCACAGCGCGTCAGCGAGTGCCGCCACGCCGTCTATACGGCTCGTCGGATTTATCTTTATGAGCCGGCCGCGTCCGCGTTCTGCGCTCATCTTTATCGCCGCATTTAAGAGGTGCATCTTCATGAGATCGTTATCGCCTATGTAGATGCGCTTGTCTTTTATGAGCCCTTCCATCTCCTGAAGAACGGGCCAGAGATTATCCCCCTGATATACGTCGTCCATCTGAAAGCCCGCCGCGCTCATATCCTGAACGAGATACTGTGACGAGTATCTGTCGTAGCCGACCTTGAGCGGATATAGCTCGTACTGACTTATCAGTGCTGTGAACCAGTTATAGCAGTCGTGATAATCGACGAAGTTATCGCCACTCAAACTGAGAAGCCCGCGCTTGACGTAAGTCCAGTACGGCACCCCGTCCCGCTGCGTGGCTTCGTCGATACGTTCTGCTGGCATCCAAAAATGGGCAAGGACGTTAAGCCGTCCGTGCTTTTCGACCACAGCCACCGCAGCGGTAAGGTCCGTAGTCTGTGATAAGTCGAGACCGCCTACGCAGTAGGAGCCTCGAAGTGACTCGATGTCTATCGGCTCGCCGCATATGTTCCCGACCGCCTGTGCCGGCAGCCACGCGAGCGAGCTGTTCTGTTTTATGTTGCAGTACTTGCAAAGGAACTCCGCCTTCTTCGACAGAGAGCCTTCTGCAATCGCTATCTCCTCGAGCATATAGTCGACCGAGACTGAGACGCCGAGATTCGGGTTTGATTTCCGAAGTTCGTTGATGTCGTTCCATTTGTCGAGGTCGTCTATCATGTATAAAAAAGGCAGCAGCTTTTTCTCTTTGCTGTCGCCTAATAAAAAACGAGTTGACCTCTTTATCAACTCGTCATATATTCCGTCAGATATGTAACCGGCTGTCGTGCATGACAGGAGGATACCTTCAGGACGCGCACCCATCCCCGACTTCATTACCTCGTACTGCTTGAGACCCGCATCGCCCGCCCATGCTGCGACCTCGTCACAAATAGCAAGTGATGGGTTGAAGCCGTCCGACTTCTTTGCACTGAACGCTATCTTCTTGACAGTGCTGTTCGTCCCCGGTATCGACAAATCTGTCTGCCGGTGCCTTGCCAGCATCGAGTCGTCCTTGATACGCATTCCGCGCTCATTGGTCTGGGTGAGGTCTTCTTTCAATGCTTGCCATTCAGGGTCAATCATCGTCATTGTCCAGATGTCATTGTAGACAAGGTCCGCCTGGTCGAGCTTCGGCGCTATGCAGAACACCCTCGCACCGAAGCCGCCCTCGAGCCGCCACGTATACGCGGCGGATGAAGAGGCTATTTTCGTCTTGCCGTTCTTTCTTCCTACGAGCAGAACTATCTCGCGGAACTGCCTCTGCCCTTTAGCGTCCACGAGTCCGTAGATACACGAGAACAGCGCCCTCTGCCAGACCTCGAGGCCAAGATTGTTCGGTGCGAGCGGGCCCTCGGTATGAAAGCAATGCGATTCTATCCACTCGATGGCGTCATTCGCCTTCTTTTGGTCGAAGAAGTAGACCTTCGCTTCGAGGTCCTGAATGATTCGCTCATAAATCAGTGTGATCCATTTGCCTACAGTGTAGGTTCCGTCTTTTATGCCCTGATAGTATGTATAAATCCAGTTATCTCCGGGCATCTTGCACCTACCTTTTGCCTACTTTGGCCTCCTCGTTTTAACTCGTGTGAGAACTGTGTAATTCTAAAGAGATCGGAAGAGCGTCGTGTAGGGAAAGAGTGTA